TCATTCAGCCTCATCTAATACTAGCGTTGAAGCAATACACAATTACCACATAAACGGCAGAGGCTGGAAGGGGATAGGCTACAACTTCTATGTTCGCAAGGATGGCAAAATTTATCAAGGCCGGCCAGAATGGGCTGCGGGCGCACATACAACGGGGTACAACGACAAGAGTATTGGCGTATGCGCTGAAGGTAACTTTGAAGCGGAGAAAATGCCTGAAGCACAAAAACAGGCTATAATTGAGTTGGTGCAGGAGCTGAAACAAAAATATCCTAATGCCCAAATAAAACGCCATAAAGACTTTGCTGCTACATCTTGCCCTGGCAAGAATTATCCATTCGATGAAATTGTGCAAGCGATTAATAAAAAGGAAGGTGATAATGTGGCTGCATTGAAGAAAGGCGACAAAGGCAGTGCAGTTAAAAAGTTACAACAGGACTTGATGACATTAGGTTATAGTTTGGCACCTTATGGAGCAGACGGTTCTTTTGGTAAGATAACAGAAGAGGCTGTGAAGAAGTTCCAGAAAGACAACAAGTTGGCTGTTGACGGCATTGTAGGTCCGGCCACACAAAAGAAGATAGAAGAACTATTGAAAGCGAAATCCTCTAAACCTGCATCGGATTACAAAAAGTTGTACGAGGACATGAAGAAGAAATACGATTCTGCTATATCAAAGCTGAATCAAATTAAGAAGATTGTCGGATAAGGAGGCTTGAGAAATGGAAATACTTGAATATATCATCAATGAAGCACTTATCATTATACCTGTGTTGTGGATCTTAGGGAGCTTTTTGAAGTGGACCCCAAAAGTTCAGGATTGGACTATACCCTGGGTACTGCTGGCAGTAGGCATCCTTGCAGCTCTCGGCATCATAGGGTTTACTGTTGATGCAGCAATCCAGGGTGTTCTGGTAGCAGGAGCCGCGGTGCTTGGGCATCAGCTGGTTAAACAGAAAGTAACAGAGATTAAATATATTAATCATACAATCCGGGGAGAAATCCCCGGATCTTTTTTGTTTTTGGGGAAATTTTTATAAAAAAATCAAAAAAGTTTAAAATAAGTGTTGACATATATCATGGCATAATGGTATAATGGTATTAACAAATAGAGACAGATATTAAATAAAAAAACTAGAAGGGGGAGCAAGTCTCCCCAAGGGGGGGATAGAATGAAAAGATTTGAAATTAGGCTAGACAAAGAAATTCACGAGAAACTAAAGAGAGAGAGTTTTGAAACTGGCAAAAGTATGCATCAAATAATAATAGAACTCATAGAGAAACATTACAACAAAAAGAAAGAAGGGAGGAAATGAAGAAAGATAAATATGATTACGCCATAGAAAACGGACTAGTAATAGCTGATGAAGATGGAACTATGAAAAGAAAAGGGAAATCATCAGGGAAGCAGAGAAAAAAGGAGGTGAAAAACCATGCTCAGAGTAGCACGAAATGCCGCATGGCATAGAAGTTGATGACATTATATCAGAAAAGGACAAAAAAACAACGGCTTACAGCCGCCAATAACCACACCTCTATTGTATCACCGGTACAGTAGAGTGTCAAGAAAGGATTGATTGTATGAAGATTCTCAATCTCACACTTCAAAACTTCAAGGGAATACGGCATTTCAATTTGGACACACAAGGTAAGGACGCTAATATATATGGCGACAACGCAACAGGCAAGACCACGCTGGCCGATGCTTTCATGTGGCTTCTGTTTGACAAAGACAGCAGCAACCGTAAGGACTTTGAAATCAAGACTTTAGGTCCAGATGGCGAACCGGAACATGGGCTTGAGCATTCGGTTGAGGCAATACTGAAGCTTGAGAACGGGCAGCAAATCACCCTGAAAAAAGTATATAAGGAAAAGTGGACCAAGAAACGAGGTTCCGCTACGGCAGAATTTACCGGACACACGACCAATTATTTCATCGATGGCGTACCGGTGCAGAAGAAGGAATATGATGCCCGCATTGCCGAGATTGCAGATGAAGAAATTTTCCGGTTGCTTACCGACCCGCGCTATTTCAATGAAGTCCTACACTGGCAAAAACGCCGGGAAATACTGCTTGAGGTCTGCGGGGACGTATCGGACTCGGAGGTTATAGCAAGCAAGCCAGAGTTGTCAAAGCTGGCTGATATCTTAGACAACCGTACCATAGAGCAGCACAGGAAGGTCATACAGGCAAGGCGTGCGGAAATCAACAAGGAACTCTTAAAAATCCCGGTCAGGATAGACGAAGCCGAGTACAACCTGCTGAGAGTGGACGACATCACAAGTCCGGATGAATTACCGAACGACATAGCCAAGCTCCGTGAACAGCTCCGGGCAAAGCAGGAAGAACTTGCTCAGGCGAAAGCCGGCGGGCAGGTAGCGGAGAAAACCAAGGAACTCCGCATGATTGAAGCCCAAATCATGGACCTGAAGAATAAGCACCGTCAGGTGTTGGACGAAAAAGTCGGAGAAAAACGCCGGGAGCTTACGCAGGTCCAGAGCGAAATCTATAAAACCAAGTCTGAGATAAACACCAAAAACAACCTTATAGGTTCATACGAATACGAGATTAAAACCCTGGAAGAGAAGATGCAGAAGCTCAGGGATAGGTGGTACGAGGAAAACACCAGGACCTTCGAGTTCGAGCAATCCGAAACCTGCCCGACGTGCGGTCAGCCCTTACCGGCGGAGCAGATCGAAGCTGCCAGAGAGAAAGCTCTTGCTGACTTCAATAAGGCCAAGGCTGAAAAGCTCGAGGAAATAAACGCCGAGGGGAAAAGGACAAAGTTATTGAAGGACGATAAGGTTGGCAATCTCAACGCGATAAAGTACGAGCTTGAAATTGCTGAAAAGAAACTGGCTGACCTCGAGCAAAAAGAAGCCGCACTGAAAGCTGAAATCGAAGCTATCATGCAGGGCGAACAGCCTGTTGAATCCACGCCGGAATACGTCCGCCTGCAGAAACAGCATGAAGAACTCCAGGAACAGATCCGACAGGCCCAAGAAGATGTCGGCACTTCAGTGGCTGCCGTTCAGAAGGAGATTGATGATCTCTCCGATGCAATCCGGGCGCTTGAACAGGCTCAGGCAAGACTGGAAGCCCGCAAGAACGGCCTGAAGCGTATCGAGGAGCTGAAAGCTGAAGAACGGAAGCTGGCTGCAGAATATGAGGAGCTTGAACAGCAGCTTTATCTGACTGAAGAATTTATCAGGACAAAGGTTCAGCTTCTGGAGGATAAAATCAACAGTAAATTCCGGATGGCGAGGTTTAAGCTGTTCGATGTGCAGGTCAATGGAGCACTGGCTGAGTGCTGCGAAACCACATTCAATGGCGTGCCTTACAGCAATCTGAACAACGGCGCCCGCCTCAATATCGGCCTTGACGTAATCAATACTTTGTCAGAGCATTACGGTTTTGCGCCCGTGGTGTTCATAGACAATGCAGAGAGCGTAGTTAATATTCTTCCCACTAAAGGACAGCAAATAAGGCTGATTGTATCGGCGAAGGATAAGAATTTGAGAGTTGAAGTTGCAGAGAGGGAGGCTGTGTAAATGTCAAGCGATATTGAAAAACAAATGCTTATCAAGGAACTAAGGGAGTATCTAGATAAGGCAGAGCAGGATGAAACAACTTATTGTGAGATGTTAATGGAGATACGAGAATTATTAGAAGGGATTAATTGCGGATTAGAATGATAGGAGGTCATATAAGATGGCAACTGCAAACGTTGAAAAAACCACTGACAAGGGCAATGTACTTGCCTTGGTAAAAAAGGACACTGTAGACATAGTAGCCGCAAAGGTCCGGGAATTCCAGGAAAGAGGTGAGCTCCATTTTCCGCCGAATTACAGCCCGGAAAACGCAATGAAGGCTGCTTGGTTGAAGCTGCAGGAAACAACAGACAGGAACGGCAAACCTGCACTGCAGGTCTGCACTAAAGACAGCATAGCGAATGCACTGCTCAAAATGGTTGTATACGGCCTGACACCACTTAAGGACCAGGGATATTTCATCGTATATGGCAACAAATTGATGTGGCAAAACTCGTACTTTGGAAATATAGCCCTTTGGAAAAGAGCCACAGGTTCAGATAAGGATCCGGTTGCTGTAGTGGTGTATGAAGGCGATGAATTCGAGTACGAAATAATTGATGGAGAAATCAAGATATTAAAGCATAAGCAAAACATAGCAAACGTCAAGCCAGATAAAATTATAGCTGCATACGCAATCCTGACATATCCGGACGGAGAAAAGAAAATCACCCTGATGATTATGGATGAGATCAGGGTGGCATGGAACCAGGGGCAGACCAAAGGCAAGAGCCCGGCCCATACCAATTTTCCGGCTGAGATGGCTAAGAAAACAGTCATCAATCGGGCATGCAAGATAGCTATCAAATCCTCTGACGATAGCAGCTTAAAGCTTATAAAAGAGGTCATGGAAGCCAACGAAGAAGAACTTGCCGAAGCTGCAATTGAGGCTGAGATAGCCGAAAACGCTAATCAGGAAACGATTGATGTTGAATTCGAGGTACAAGATAGTGTAGAAACTTCCCAACCAGAGCAACAGGGAAAACCTGAAGAAAAACCTGAAGGCCAGCCGAAGGAAGAGAAAAAATCACAACAGACTAAAAAGCAGACCAAGCAGGAATCACAGCAAACAGTATTTGAAGGGCCTGGGTTCTGATGATTGATATAGCCCCCATCGCCTCCGGGAGTAAGGGGAACTGCTATCGCATTGACGATGGCATGACCCCGCTCCTCCTGGAGTGCGGGATACCATACAAAGAAATACAGAAGAAGCTGAATTTTAGAACATCTGAGATAGTAGCATGTTTGATTTCACACGAACACCAGGACCACAGCAAATCGGTTAAGGATCTTATGAGGGCTGGTATTGATTGTTACATGAGTCAAGGCACAGCCGAAGCCATGGATGTTTCCGGGCACAGGCTCCACATCATCAAGGCAAGGAAGCAATTTCATATCGGATCATGGGTTGTACTACCATTCGAAACACAACATGATGCAGTAGAGCCGCTCGGCTTCCTGCTGGCCAATCAGGACGGAGATAAACTGCTATATGCGACTGATACATATTACATCCGGTACCGATTCAGCGGCCTGACACACATCATGGTTGAATGTAATTACGCAGCAGACATCCTCAAAGCCAAAGTAAAAGCCGGCATGATGGAACCAGCAATTAAAAAACGCATATTGAGATCTCATTTCAGCTTGAAAAACGTGAAAGAGTTTCTGCAAGCCAACGACCTAAGCAAGGTCCGGGAGATATGGCTGCTGCATATGTCGAATGAGAATAGCGATGCTGAGAGATTTAAGAGAGAAATCCAGGAGATCACAGGGAAAATGGTATTTGTAGCGTGAAAGGAGGGTCAAACATGATCCCCGTTATAAAAGAATACCGACCCCGGCGCAAGCTGCGGGTCAGGAGTAAGATAAGGTTTATAGTATTCCTGGCAATCGTATTATCCACAGTTATAGCGGTACTTATCCACAGTACAGCAAAATCCCAAGTGACTTATAGACCATATGAAGTGAGATACGGGGATACTTACTGGGATATAGCCAGATGGCTGCAAGCTCAAGGCTACAAGCCAAATCGAGATATTCGAGAAGTCGTAGATGAGCTGATAAGAGCATCTAGTATTCCTGCACACGAACTCAGGGATGGAGATACCATATACATCCCAGAGTTTGGAGATTATTAAAGAAAGGAGGGTAGTGGCAGCTACCGGAGGGGAAAATAAAAAAATAATTGGATCGAATCGGAGTGGAGCCCCTCCGGGGGGAGCTGCAAGAAACAAACGATGAGCGACATATTCCAAGTAGATTACATGCCAGAGAAAAAAGAAATAAGAATCAATCTCCCTGAAGAAGTTTGGAAAAACATTGATACTGTAACCCTAACAAGATTATTTCAGGAAGAATTGGTTGTTGTGAAACAAAAAGAAAGCGAGGGTGAGAAATGAATCGTTTTAAATGCCCTGCCTGTGGCGGGAATCAATATACGTCAGCGGACACAGCGGATGGGTGCATATATTGCGGGCACAAGGAACT